ATTCTTCGTGGTTTATTTATAGCAAGCCCACGACGCTTGCAGCCTGTCATCTTCTTCTTTTCAGCCATTACTTCTTCGGGAACCCTCGCTTCATATTAGCGTAAGCTTTGGGTGTAATGGTAGACTTACTTTTGCTTCTACTGATGCCTAAAGCTTTACGTTTTCGCATGTTCTCATACAATCCGGGTTTCTTTTTATTCATCGTCTATTTCCTCATTAATATTTCCATCATACGATCCAGCTTACCGTGCATCTCGTTGATAGCTTGTTCTACTTTAGCAATCCTGCTTTCAACCGCAGCATCTCTTTCCCTCTGTGCAGCTAACTCCACCTCTATCTTTGTAAGTCGTTTATCACCAATGTCTAAACGTTGAACTATGCGTTTGATAATCCACCCAACCACGCCAAAAGCGACAACAACAAAGGTGTTAATAAAATCCGCAAAGGAATTAATCATTTTAAATTGCTGAAATAATAAAGGCTAACAATTCGTTGTATCTAACGGACATTTGAGTCACTGCCGTATACCCGTCAGTAGCTTCGTATTTTACATCACGATTTCCTTCGGAATCCTTACCTTCGTACCATGTATCTTTACCTATCATGGAATAACGAAAAGCATCCAATCCTTCACTTTCAAAAGCAGCTTGTAGTTCTTGTGCGATAATACCGACATGAATACGAGCGTCGTTACCTTTTTCAGCAACAGCATCTTTCATTCGATATTTCTTGATAAGACCTTTACATTTAATAGCTACTCGTTTTTCAGCTTCATTTAAATCCTCGACATCTTGTTTAATGTTACGGTCCGATCCGTTGAATGTACCGTTACTCCAAATATCATTCCAGCGACTGCCTGTTTGACCCAAGTCTTGCGAAAGATTAGTAATAGGAAATAAAGCCCCAGTGGCATCAAACGCTAAAGTTTTACCAGCTAATTCATTTTTAATATTGAACCTACCGTTTCCACTTCCTGTAAAAATTGAATATGTTCCTTCATTACTTGAGGAATGTGCGGATGCTTGTAAAGTTATGGATGTACCACCGTTGGGTGTTTTATCGCTATTTAATTTTAATTTAGCTACACCTTGATCATTGTGAATCCGAAGACCGTCTTCTACTTGAGCTTTGTAAGTAGTGCCATTATCAAATGTATCTGCTGTATCAGCGGTTATCGTACTACCAATTAAACCTATATTATTAGAATCTAAATTAGAAATTGTACCTGAAGTAGTTATTGTACCACCCGTCAAATTCCCGTCAGCGATTATAGAAGTTACAGTACCTCCTGATAATTCACTGTGCTTTGCTAACCTAGCACCACCTGTTGTACTACCATCGTGTACTCTAAGTGTATCTAAATCCGTATCTACGGTTACTTCTCCTGCCGCTCCCGTAAACGACGCATGTTCCGCAGTAGTTCCTCTTCTAAGTTTTACCTCTATGTTTGCCATTGTTCTATGTGGTTATGTGTTCGCTTATTATAATGCGATAAACACTTATGTTAGTGATCCAAAATCTAATGTCGTTGATAAGTTATTTGAGTCTACGACTCCGTTAGCAATCGTAAGAATCGTTGATCCAAACACCTCTCCGGTGTGCGTAGCGTTTGTCACCTTTGCAGTGTTAGCTTGTACCGCAGGGGTGCTTGCTACTTCATTATTAAAGTTAAAGATAGTTGAAGCTAGTTGCTGCCCGGTGTGGTTTAGTCTGTTTTTTAAATCAGCATCACTATCATTAGCAGTCGCACCGTCAGCTACATTTATAATAGTCCTTACTTGTGCAGGTGTTAGTTCTAATACATCCGAGGAACCCGTTGTATTGTTACCAAGTATTGTTTGACTAGATATTTCTTCAATGTTTGAAAGTTTCAGGGATTTACCGCCAACAGTAACGCCATCCCCTATATATAGCTCGTTAGTATCTGTAGTGTAAATTAACTCACCTACTGCTGGTATAGCGGGATTACTCCCAACTCCATTCATCGTTAGTCGTTGAGCATTTGTTCCTCTTCTAATTTGTACTTGAATGCTCATATTATACAATCCCTCCGTAGCTGTAAAACGAAGTAACCGGATCAGTTACTGTGCCGTAATCGTATGTGTCTGGTATGTCCATCTTTAATTTATATCCTCTTTCAATAACAAGAATTTCCGATAGGTTTGCTGGAGGTGTAGTAAATCTTATTTCGTTATCCGCTCCAACAATTGTGTAGTCATCCGGGTCTTGTACCTCTCCGTTGATTGTAACTAAGACAGCAGCTGAAGTGATACTGTTAGTATTGAAAGTTAAAGAGAAGTCTGTATTTGAACCATCTCCTTGCAGCTTAGAAAATTCAGGAGGACCATTTAGACCTGTCAGTGAAGAAAATATTTCACCATCTACATATGCCTTAGTAGTAGCGTCTTGGTCGGCTGTGGGATCACTGAGGTTACTCATCTTATTATTAAGAGCGTCGAATGCTCCACCCCCTCCGACTTTTATCCGCAATGATATTTCGTTCTGTTCAGCACTTTCTTCAGCAAGATAACGATTGTGCAAATATGATCTGTCTAACGCAGTTTCCGTTAATATAGAACCATTTTGAAAATCCACAAGGTCGGAGTCTGGGGCTGATATACGTCGTATTAAAACTATCTCCCCGCCCGCTAAAGGTGTTGTGGGGTTGCTTAGTATAACCTTTTTAGTCGGGGTTAACTGAATAGTAAAGTTAGTAGTAAGTGCTTGCTCTACATCGTCAACAAACACCTTAACGTGTTCATCCTCAAGGTAAACAAAGTTAAATGCAAAGTCAGTTTGATTAGCTGTTGCTATATACTCTTGGAAAGTTCGGTAATGAGTAGACATGATGTTAAGTGTATATTATTAATTATTGAGTGAGAAGAGCAAGGATTATTGCTTAGGACCAAATTTCTCGAATGGACCCTCTACCTTTTTTCGCTTCCTCCTGATTTGTGTTGGTTCTTCTTTTACAACAAAACTTAACCAAGATTTTCCATCTTCATTAACAAAGTTTTTATACCTTGGGTCTTCTTGTATAACAGTCCAAAAATGATTTCTATATTCACTTAGTTTATCTTTTATAAGCTGACTCCTAGATTGCTCACCTTCTAGAGGTTCTCCGTATTGTATAGCTTCCTTATACTCATTGCTTTTTATTAACCTGTTCAGAGCTTGTCGTAGATTTAATTCTTCAGTATCTGTTCCTATAGTTGTCTCTTTCTTTTTTCTTGATACTAAATCTGTGTAAGCTTGGAACAAAGGATAGTCGTTAGATTTATTTCTAAACTTTCTCATATCTATACCACCTCTAGTATAAAACGTTTGATAGTTGAATTTATCGCTAAAGTTAGCAATCGTTTCCATCACTCTATCATCTTTAATCTCAGATGTATAAATAGGACTTACTAAACCGTATAGACCTTCGTTGGTGTATTTTCTTTTTACCTTCTCACCTAGCATGTTACGCTCTATACGCTGCGTATCCATACCTACTTTCATCTTCAAACGCTCAACGAAGCCGATAGCGTACTTCTGATATTCTTCATTAGCTGTTGCTATTTCTCTTAATGCTCTTGGATAAAAAGTACCTGCTAAATTGGAGAAGAATGTTTCTAATCTACCTGTAGGATTCCGTTCATCTAGAAGATCAAACATCTCCTGAATGCCCCTAAGAAAGTATTTATCCTTAAAGTTTGTTATAAAAGAAGACCACACAGTATTAAATAAACCTTGGTACTCTTCTGTGTCTTCTTCCCCGGTCATTATTAAGTAATGTAAACCGTCAGCGTAAGCTGATACAATCGTAGAGAACGGTTCAAATTTACTGTAATCAATAACTTGGTCCCCTATAAATATACTATTAGGCCTCCAACCAGCAGCCATCATTCGTTTCTTTTGATCTGGAGTTAAGTGAGCACCCGTACCTGTTAAGTTATTATTTAGAATTGGTAAAGTAACACCAGCTGTAATCGTTAAGCCTAACATTGTATTAGCAGTAGATTCAGATCGTACCTCTATAGTTTTTAAGATTAAGTCCTCTTTTTGTTGTAACAAGGCAGAACGGTCTGCGATTAGCTTATCCTTTATCTCTTTACTTATAGGTTTAGCAGTTAGCCCTTCCGTTAACTCAGCTATATGCTCATCTATTTTCTTAATCCTAAAATCGAATTTAGTATTACCTAACCTAGTTAAAGCCCAATACGGTACAGCAGTACCGGGAAAAGTATCAACAGTCCACTGAGCAATAGCTGTAGGTGTCTTAATAAAAGCAGTCATTAACCTAGTGAATATCTTAGCTGGATTAATGTAAGGATCGTTATAAGCTGCATTCAGGAAACCACCACCTGCTGGACCTCTAGTTCTACTCCAGTTTGCAAACGACTTAGCGAGCATGGAAGTCCATTTATCAGCATAATCTTGTTGAAATGTTATAGACAACGCCATCTCTCTGATGTCCTCAAAATCTTCGTGGTTAGCCCAAGTCAACATATCACCTTCTTTATTCAAGGCTTTATCTGCTTCTTCCTTTACGAACTTCTCTAAGGCATCACCTGTTAAACCCTGCTTCATTCCTTTCTTCATACTCTCCGCACGAAGATTACGCATAGCTCCTAAAAATAGAAACGGTTGGTCAGCTGTGCCCATCGCCCTAAAGCTTATAGAAAACAGAGGATCAAACAGTTTACTGATCTTAGTAGTAGGTTCTCCTATAGCCATGTCTTCAAAGAATCTACGCATCCGGTTTGTGCTTTCAGCTGTTTCTACGCCGTATGCTTTATAAAGTTTTGAAAGTTCTTCTTTGTTCTTGAAACTTAATTTAAGAGGGTTCTCTACCATTGATGTTAAATCATCAGCTGCACCTACCAAATCTTCTTCATGTCTTTTTAGATTGCTCGACATAAAAGAACCTTCACCTCCCTGTTTAAATGTTTGTTTTAAAACACGCCAAGCATCACCAAAGTGTGTCCAGTATAGCGACATTGATTTTATATCTTCCAGTGCTACCTCTAATGCGTTAATATCCCGATTCATCCTACCTAGCTTTTGTAGCTGCTTGATAGACGAATATTCCTGTAGTGCCTTCCTAAGAGGTTGTACTACATTCATTATAACAGCAGAGGGTATACCTACAGTCCAAGTTCTTACACTCATAAGTAACCCTGTATTCATCCGCCACTTCTCAAGCACTCGCATAGATAACTCTAGGTTAGCCATATCAGAAGCACCCTTACGATTCATGTCGTAATAAGCTTGTAGAAACTGTTTATTAAAAAGATTCTTAGCAGCTATCTCTTCATTCTTTATTTGATCTGTAAGCTTCTTTCTGGATTCCCTAGCTTGCTTCTTTAGTATCTTAATACCTTCCGGATCGTTCTGTATCTTCCTGCTTTCTAATTTCAGATACTCTTTGATCTC